GGTTCAGAGATCCCAAGTGTCGCAGATTCAAGAGCAGACCTAACTCCAGTTTCTACTTGTTCAGCTCCAGACGGTTGAGCGGCCTCTTCAGACTCTAATCGAGCTAGCTCCTCTTCCATCTCAAGGCGCTTTAGTTCAGCTTCCATCTGTTGTCTGTCTTGAGTCGGCATATTATTTACCTAGTTGATTTCTGAGTTCCATGATCCGCTTCTGTCGCTCAGTCATAGGAGCTGCAACAGCATCTTTTCCACTCAGTCCTGATGGTAGCATTTTTGATACGATGCTAGGCTCACTTGGAGCCATTTCAATCCTTGGGATAGATACAGCCTCTCCAGACATAGCCTTTTGAATAGAAATCTTATTCGCATCAACAGCGCCGCTTAGTCTGTTAACTGTGTTAGCAGCTTGATTTCTAAATTCTTTTAGGTCTCTACCAAACACAGGACCAGGCTGTGTAAAGTTGAACACTTGAAATTCTAATAGACTTCCAAGTCGTCTAGCTTCTTCAACACCTACAGCGTCTGATCCCTGAGTCGAATTAAGAACCTTTAAAAGCGCTTGACCAGACTTAATCTTTTGATCGTCGCTCACTTTTGGATCATCAAATAATGCTACAGTTTGAGCGATCTCATTTGCTATGGCTACTTTAGAAGCGCTATCTTTTCCTAGTTTGTCTACTAAGAGCTGATTATCTACTGGAAGTTTCTTAAGCTGTTTTTCACTTGCACCAACATCAGAGAGAACCTTCTTCTCTTCTAGTTCAAGTTTACGCTTTTCAATTCCAAGTTTCTCAGTCTCTCGGCCAGCAGCACGTTGAGCGGCTTCCTCTGCTCTCTGTTCTTTAGAAAGTTCTAAAGCTGTTTTAATCTGAGTTAACTTTGCCTCAGCATCTTTTTTAGCTGCTTCCTTAGCCTTTTCCTTCTGAGCTTCAAGGGTCTTAAGTCCAGTAAGTCCAGCCTCAGCACCGATAGCACCACCTCTAGCTCCACCAAGAGCAGCACCAGCGAGGATAGGAGCAAGTCCTAATATAGCCTGAGCTATCATCTCATTCTGACTAGGTTTAGCCGCCGCAGTTGCTTCTGGAGCAGAAACCGTTTCCACTGCTTTTTGAAAATTAAGCAGCTCAGCTAAAGTAGGATTAGCCATATACAATAACCTTCTTTCCAAACGCGCGACAGACAGGCTTTCCGACAGTATGTATTATCATTCCCAAGAAGCTTCCTTTTTCTGATGCGCCCATCATATAGGCCATATACCTAGCCCAAGGCTTAGCGATTAAGCTAACAGCCCAAGTAAAAGCCTTTGATTTCTTCATCAGTCCCACGACTGGAAGAGCTAGCTTCCAATAGCCATGCATTACTTCAGGCTCTACAAGATAGATCATGCGACCAAACTCAGCATCTGCTTTCAGTGTTTTAGCGTCGAGATAGCCCTGTCTTCCAAGCTCAGCACAGATCACTTTTCCACCCTGCTGAGATGCTGCTAGTTGAGCTTGACCGTATTCTTTAGCTGCCTGACTCATGAGTGTTTGACCACGAAGTCCAGCTTGGATCTGGCGGCGAGCAAGTTCAGCGGCGAGATTAGCAAACTGCTCACGCTGAGCTTGTTGAATGTTAAATTGTCTCTGACCTAAGAAAGCTGCCTGCTCTTGTGATGCTCTTTCTGCTTCAAGTTGACGAGCCAGTCTAGCCTGCTGAGCAGCTGCAGCACCACCTCTAACTCCAGACCGAGCCTGCTGGGATGCAAGTTGTCTCTGAGCGGCTTGCTGCTGTTCCATCAGCTGACGAGCCAAAATTGACCTAGCAGCCTGTTCTTCTGGAGCACCTAGACGCTCAGTCTTTACTTCAGGAAGTTCAGAAGCGATCTGTTCTTCGGTAGTAAGAGGAGCTCTTTCTGTCTGTAGAGCCCTGACCTGGCTTTGAAGGTCTGAAATCGTTTGCGTCTGTTGTTGTTGCTGTTGAGCTTGCTCTCTAGCAATTCGATTTCTTTGCTGTCTAAAGCCGCTTTCTTGTCCACTAAGCCCCATAGTTCACCTCAAAAATATGACTGTTGCGGTAGCTGCACCAACACCAGTCTTTTTCATATAGACGTTATTTTCGTTCCAAGCAGTATCGCCGTCAACTATGTCAGATGCCGTAGCTCTGACTATGATCCGACTGCTAGGTATTGCCCCTAGATTATGTCGAATCGCGACCTCCTGAGCTCCGGTAAAGGTAATATCTGCCCTAAAGCTCTGGAAGTTATCAGCAAAACTGAGCTTAGTTAATCCTGTATAAATATCTCTCAGACCGCTTGCTAGGTCCAGAGATAGGTACTGAAGAACATCCTCTAGGCTGCTTCCAGATCGAAAGAGCTTGAAATTAAGAAACTTCATTGAACGAACCTTGGTTTATACGGCGCGGCTACTTCTAACTCATAGCCACTCACCAAGAAGTTCTTCTGCATCTCCGAGTTTTGGAAAATAACTCTAAGAGACTTCACTCTGTTATTATTGAGCTTTTTAGTAGTCGTAGGATCAGCTGGAGATCCATAGGCGTCAAGATCCCATCGGTCCACACCATACCCACCAGCGCCAACATCTACAGTAACATCTGTCTCTGTATCGTGAATCCAGTCACGCTCAGTCTTTAGATTGATAGTGAACTCATTTTCTACTTCTTCAGTAGAAAAGATTCTAATAGCAATGAAGCTTTTAAGGATGCTTGCCTCACCCATAAAATCCCATGGACTTTTCCAGAAAGCCTCAAGTGCCGATGTGTTATCAGCGTAGTCCATGTAGGTGCCAGTCTGATGAATCTTGTAGGTATAGCTTTGAACGGTAGACGTAACTGTAGAGAATCGTCTTTCGTCAAAGTAGATATAGTCATTTAGAGCGGCAACACCTCCGCTCATATTCATGTTTGTCCATTCTAACCATGCATCGCGCTGATAGTCGTAGACGAATACCTTAGAATTACTGTTCGCGTAGCGTAGCCCACTAGTAGTTGATTCACATGGAACAAAGCAGGCATAGCGCTGGCCGATACGATCGTGAAATCCTATCGAGCGTTTCAGCTGATAGATTTTTGTCTCATCGATCTCGTCAGCTTGATCGAATACTGGATCGATGCGGGAAATATATGCGTTCTGCTCGTACTTGCCTAGACCTTGCGGAATCTGACCACCCTGAAGGATTCTAGGTCCAGATAAACTCATGAAAAACAAAGATCCGCGAATATCTCGAATAGATGCGTGAGCTGCACAGCCTACGTCGTTCGCGATCTGGTCTACTCGAAATTGTCCGTTAGCTATCTCACCTGATATGACATGGATACCGCGCCGCTGGAAGACAACGAAAAGCTCGTTAGAGGGGCTAATTCCAGTGATTTTGTCTCCAAAGATATCATTAACTAGAAACTGATTATCTGGCACAGGGAAGTATTCAGCATTCTCAGAGTCAGAGACGCTAACTTCATTTACGTTAGATAGATTTCCAGCAGTCACCATGAGATTTTGGAATGCTGAAACATATCGACCTTTGACTGGAGGAGACCTATCAGTCAAAGGCTCTAGGAATATCTCACCAAGGCTAGCGTCTAACTTCGCATCAAGATAGTTTGCAGTGCTGACGAAAGAATTGTTAGGAATCTCGTCTACCTTATACCAGACAGTAGGAAACACTGTAGCGCTTCCAGTATCTTTAGAACGATAAATTAAGATTCTGAGATTATTTGAGATAACCGCATTATCTGCGACAGTAACAGCAGCGCCAGCGATAGTAATGCTAGTGTTGGTTCTCGATGTAATTTCTCGCTCTACATAAGCAGCGCTGACGCTGTCATAGAAATAGGCTGTATCCCCTACTTGAAGCGTATGCGTTCCTGGGGCTCCGTTAGTGTCTACTGTAATAGTAGTGACTAATGACTGAGCTCCGTTGACGATTGCACAGTTAGTATTGAATCCTGTCGTAGATCCCACTTGTGGAACTACTAACGTCACTCGCTGGTCAGCAGCATTCGTCCAGTAAACGCTTCCACCAACAGAATTTGTCGGCATCCTATAGTTTCCAGCGCATTCATTACGCTGATGATCCTTCTGGATATACTGAACCTTGTAAGAATAGTTGCTTCCTCTTGGGCCACCAGCAAAGTTAGCGGTAGAATAGGTAAAGGCTATTGGCTCTGGCACACCGGCACGGTATGCCATGTGACCATCGTACTTGATGACCTCATCGTATCCGTTCGCTAAATAGATACAGTTTTGAAGCTGTACTCCTGACGTGTTTTCAAACTCAGAGCTATTTTTGTAAGTTGAGTTTCCAGGCAAAAGAGTTGTTGGAGTATAGATTGCTGTCCAATAGCGCGAGATAGACGTCATTGCTGACGTAATCAAGTTATGGCTTGGCACGATGTCTAGAAAAGCTGCTGGTGAAGTAGTTGCTCCAGACGCTGATGCCGTGAATCCAGTGACAGCGTTAATCTGCGTGATTAGGTTTGCGACAGTTACTGGACTTGTCTCATCTACTCCAACACCAAGAGCATAATCTAAAACTTGAGTTGTGCCCTCTTGCATCTGGCATCGGTATTGAGACGTAGATACGTCGTAGAAAATAGAAATAGATGCGCTACTAGCAGCACCAGTATAAGTGACAGTGAGAGTGCTTTCTCCCATCCTCCATAAACCAGTATCGACTTCAATAACCTCAATTTCTTCAGTGCCAGTATCTGAATATCCACGATATGTGAAAATCCCACAGCCACCAACGCTAGGAGCGATAGCTTGATAGCCTTTACGCTTCTGGATGCTTCCGATCTGTGTAAAATCTACATTCTGAAGTTCAGTCGCGTTGAACTCAGGAAAGTGTAAATCGCTAGACTTATAGTCAACGCCTTGAAAGTTTTCATAGCGCTTGACGAACTGATAGTTAGTCGCCATCTAGCCCCCGTTATAGATCGTAACCTAAGTAGCTTGGATCAATAATTACAATGCGATCTGGATCGTTGTCAGGCTGTGCAAATGCATTCTTGAGCGTGTCTTCGATCTTACCCATAAGAGCCGCGACCTCTGCCTGATCGGTAGAGGAGTCACGCACGAAGATTCGCATATTGCAGTATTCTAGTAGGTACTTTTCACACAGATCAGGAAGCTGAGACTTGGTTGAGCTGTACTTACCTCTGACAGCATAGTCACCAGCAGATATAGTCTCGCCTGACTCATAGACGAATCCAGCAGATACATTCACCTGACCAGTGCCAGTGTTAATTGAATCAACAGGAATGCCTTGCATCTTTACGACGCCATTCTTGTCAACGATCGAGATATAGTTCTGCTCAATTAGTGCGGCGTCATCGAGATCGACAGTCGTATCAAGATAAAGGTTTGTAATAGTGCTGTTAACAGTATCCAAAACAGCCGAGCTGACGGTAGCACGCCGCTTATCGAGCACTGGAATAATTCGCTGATATAGCAAACGAAAGGTACCACCACCTTGCGGCGGAGGCTGGATAATGAGCTGCGTACCCTGACGGATGTAGAACGAAGGATTTCCGGAAACTCCATTGATACGCTCTTTAGGAGCTCCCTTTTTTATAACGTAATAATTTTGAGCGTTTCCTGTCGGACTATACTCAAGATTTTCAATCCTAGTGCCCATAAAGCAGTCAGACGGAATATCGTAAGTATCTACGTTAGCAGAGCCGCTAAAAATTTTTTGCTTAACTAAGATGGTTGGAAAAAGAGAGTTGAGCAGCGTCTGGATTTCTTCTTGAGCGTCATTAAGCGCCTGAAGAAACTCCTCATCCTGAACTCCAGCATTCTCGCCAAAGTCCAGGTTACTTGTAGCCCTACGGCTAGCCGTAATAAGCTGCTCTACATTTCTCATTCTTCGCCACCACGATGGCCGCGCATCTTACCGATAATCAAAGCGATCTTAGCTTTATCAACCGCTGGCTTTTGCTCTTCCATGTCTCCGGCCATATCTTCTTCTTCCTGACCTGGCTCTTCTTCGCAGCAAGCATCGATTACCTCTTCCATGCTCATGTCATACTTGTCAGCGATATCCATAATGGT